ACCTAACGAGTGCACCACCAGCACAACGTGTGCAATCAACATCACCGGGTGCTGATCCCGTGCAGAAGGCTGTGTCGGATCACGTTGAGCGTGTTGTGCGGACACAGAACCCAACTGCATACAATGACATCATGCAGCAAGCACAGAAGAACGGTGGTCGCGTGCAGATGATCAGAGATGCGAAGGGCAATGTCGTAGGCGTGCAGGGCGCGACCAAAGCATACACGCAATGAGTGATTGACGATGGCCGTTGTAACCAACCTGCCTTATCTACAGAAGCCTGAAGAGGAACAGCAAGCTGAGCGTGATGCAACGAACCTTGGGCTGAGGAAGTTCTTCAACTCAACAGGCTCCATGATGCCTGCACTGCTCATGCCTGACAGGCAACTCCCTGGTGTAGCTGGTTACATACCGGGTGCGGGGTTTGCTGAAGGCTTGATTGGCATGGGTGGCGCAATGACCGATGCCGCTGCAACACTTAGCAATGCTGGACTTGGCACACACTTCGGTGGTGCACCTGATTGGATGCGTGCAGCAGGTGAGCATCTTGAGCAGACACGTAGTGGAGTGCAGGACTTCATTGCTGCGCATACGCCACTGGAGCGCACTGATCCAAACGATCCCAATGATCGCACACTCGACATTGTAGGCTCAACACTCGGTGGCATTGTTCCCATTGTGCCCGGTGGTGCAGCACGTGCACTCACGAGCTTAGTGCCACGTGGTGCTAAGACCATTGCAGGTTTCATTGCACCATCCACTGAGAGCCTACGTGCCAACATCCCAATCGCTACCGGCATCGGGCTTGCTAACGCTGGACTTGCAGGCTTGGGTGACACTGCACATGCAGCAACACCACAAGCTGCACCATCAGGTGGAGCAATCTTCGCAGAGGACCAACCTCAGCCTACGCAGTCAACAGACAGCATTGGTCTAGCTAGTGTATTGCGTCCTACGCAAGCACAACCTGCGTCACCGAACCTGTCAACAGATGGTGCATCAGACATTGGTCTGACTGGTGTGTTCCAAGGCATGCAGACGCCACCCGCACCGACATTCGGTGCCACTGGCTACACAGGCATGACTGTGGGACAGGCACTTGGCACACTTGCAATAGGCGCCATTGCCATTGGTGCAGGTAAATACTTCCACGGCACTAGTCGTGTGATCAATGATGTAGATCGCACTGCTCGGTTCAACAATCCTGAGTATGCAGGTCAAGCTGCTGACTACAACAACGAACGCATCCTGCGTGGTGGCAGTGAGATTTCACCAGCGGGAGCAGTGACGCAACCAACACCACCACCGCTACCTGAACAGAACAAGTTCAGGCGTGCCACCAACTACGTGAATGACCAATTGCTGAATAGCAATGCGCAGATGCAAGATGCAATACGCATGTCTGCGGACCCAACAACCTCTGAAGCATTGGCACACACGTTCGGTGTGGTGCATGATGACATCAGGTGGAAGACGAAGCTCGGCAACTTCTTAGAGACAGGACGCGATGTTGAGTCTGGTGTCAGCATCCCTAGTCCTGTCAAGCTGATGCGAGACTTCGCCGACGTGAAGGTTGATGAACCTGATCGCTACAAGGTGCTCAATGACGCACTCCATGCATGGGATGAGAAGGACAATCGCTTCGACAATGCGATGGAGTTCAGACGCAACAATCCAGGCAAGACACCGACACCTGATGACATCAGGCACAACTTCAAGAACCAAGATGATGCACAACTGGATACAATCATTCAGCGTGCTGAAGCTGATCCACAACTCAAGGACATGATGGATCGCTTCTTCCAAGTGTCCAGTCCTGGCATGGTGCGCATTGGTCAAGCGCATGGCTTCTTCACACCAACTGAAGTGACCGACCTCTTACGAACGCATCCGCATCATGTGCCTGAGGCACTGCCCGGTGGTGAGACAAAGAACCCAATGCAGCGTCGTGACAGGACGATTGCAACGGGCACTGACCAAGTGAACTCACATGCAATCTACAACTTAGCTCAACACATTGATGAGTTGTATCAGCAGATACACCTGAACGACCTGAACCGCAGGTTGCGTAGCTCATATATGAAGACGCAGCGTGACTTCCCTGGTGCTGCACAGTTCATGTATGACGTGCCATCACCTGCACAGGGCACGCCATCATTCTACTCAGGTGGACAGTTCCGTGAACCTGTCGTAACCATACGCAACGCAACGGGACCAACGTTCACACGCATTGACCATCCTGATTGGTTCAATGCAATGAGTGGCAACAGCCTACGCAAGCGCGAGGTTGGCACAGGCTTGCTGACGCTGCCACGTCGCATGTATACATACATGACCACAGGTGTAGGCTCACTGGTGAGTGGACGCATCGCACCACTAGCGAACGTTGGCTACACCACTGCTACAATGGGCATCAATGCACCCAAAGGCAGCTACGGTGGATTGCTAGATCGCATTGCACAACGCAACCTGCCTGCTAACGTAGCCAACGTGGTGTCGCCAATTGCACGTGGCATTGACACTGTGACAACGACACCAATTGGTGTAGGCTACAGCTACTTCCGTGGTGTAGGTGATCGGTGGATCGGTCGTGCTGCTCGGATCATAGAGCAAGGCCAAGACAACTGGATCAACAACTACATGCGTGCGCATCATGGTGATGCGTATGTGAACACGTGGCAGGACACGTTGCAGCGTGTGTATGAGGCAACCAAGACTGCACAGAAGCCGGGCATGGGCATTGGTGGCATGGGCATTCCAGTTGCCACTGATCTACCATCGTTGCAGATACCTGGTAACAAGCAAGCATCATTGCTCGCAGCGCACCTCGTGCCGAAGTTGTTCTTCAGTGAAGGTGCGTATGGCAAAGGCCATGTTGTGCCTATTGCAATGAACCTGAACCGTGCTGTGTCAGAGGCGATGGGCCACTTGAGTGATGCAGGACATGACTACTTCGCCAACCTGAATTGGGACAACCCCAACCTCACACGTGATCAACTCACGTATGAGACGCGCAACTTGACTGGCAACCCTGGTCAGCATGGTAGCAATGAATTGCTACGCAAGGTCACGAGTGTGTTGCCATACGCCAACATTGGTCTACAGGGCACAGCACGACTAGGCCGCTCGATTGGTGAGCGTCCAGTTGGTGCACCGATGACAATGGCTACAGCACTTGGCTCACTTGCGTTGATCGAACTGCTGACGCACATGCGTAGCCATGAACACATGGACTACTACGAGAATGAGTTGTCCACGCAACAGCGTGCAGCCAACTTCATCTTCGCTACAGGCAGCGATCCACGCCAACCCACGATGATACCAGTGGCACAGGAGCTACGCGCACCGAAGGCATTCATGACTGAGTTGGTTGCCAAGGTGATGAACATCGCTGCGTTGCAACATGATCCTGATGCTTACAAGAACATATGGAACGGCATCGTTGACTTCCTTGGCAGTCATGTCAGCATGGCGAGTAGGGACTCAGTGATACACGGCGCTGTGGATGCAGTGGACTTCGCTAATCTACCGCCGTATGCAGGCCATATGGACTGGAATGGCAAGATCCACGGTAAGGCATTAGTAGATAGTTATCGCTCACCAATCAACACACGCCCACAGAATTTGCCTAACCAGGTGCCTGATGGTCCATTGGATAGTGTAGAAGGCAAAGTGTTCGGTAACTTGCTTCAGGCTGTATTCGGCCTTGCTGCTGTATCATGGGAAGGTGCGCAGAACGTATCACGCTATGCTGAGCAGACGGGTAGTTGGTCTGCTGCACTTGGTATGAGTGGGCACGACTGGATACAGGGTATGGAGGATCGTAATCCACAATTCAACTTCCTATGGGAGCATCAAGTCAGATTGGGATCACAGGCTCCAATTGTAGAACAGACAGAGCGTAAGCTGTATGCGATCAATAAGATACCAGGGGCACGCACTGATGTAACGGCAGAGGGTCAGACCAGCCGTAGTCGCTACGCTCAACCAGTGCCTATGAGCAACGAGACGAAGATACCTACCGACCCGACGATGCAGGGTATCTATTATATTGCAGAGGCTTACAAGTCACGCATGACCAGTAGGACCAAAGAGATCACAGAGTTGAAGAAGCAATTGCATGCAGTCGATGCATCTGGTATGGATGTGACTGAGCGACGTGAGTGGATGAATGATCAGCAGCGTAGAATTGCTGATAAGTATAGGCTCATAAACGCAATGGTTGCAGACATGGAATACGCGATGAGCACACGAGTCGGTAGACCTATCCACATTGAGGATGTAGACTGGCAGAAGGGACCAGAGCAATTCAACTAGGTGTGCATAGATGGTCAGCAAGCGGGACAACAATAAGCTACTAGACTTCAAGGGTGACATAGTTGGTGAGACTGAGAAGGCATGGCTGTTCGATCACGATAAGGCACCTGATGCTGTATGGGTGCCGAAGTCGCAGTGCCAATGGGATGACGCAACAAGCACGATGACCATGCCACAGTGGTTAGCTGCGGAGAAGGACTTGGTGTGAAGGATTACGCACGCTTAGTTCCACCGAGTAGCTTCCTCGGTCTCTACCTGCAACACATGTCGAACCAAGAGAGTGCATACGCATTCGACTGGTGGTGCGCCATGTGGTGCGTCAGTGCAGCGTGTGGTCGGTCTACGTATGTGGATCGCCCACGTGCACCTGTGTTCATGAACATGTATGTGGTGCTCGTTGGTGACAGTGGCGTAGCACGCAAGTCCACCAGTGTGTGGACAGCCAACAAGCTCGTGCGTCCAATGCTTGGTGATCGTGACGAAGTGGTGATCCTCGATGCCAAGATGACACCTGAGGCTCTTGACAAGACACTACATGAGAGGAGTGTGGAACATGGCAGTGCGCAGATGTGTATCACGATCCCCGAACTGGCGGTGTTCTTGGGAACCGAACGATACGTCGCGACAATGCCAACTCTTCTCACTGATCTCTACGACTGCCCTTCCTTTAGACGTGGCGGAGGAACTATTGCGCGGGGTGAGTGCATTCAACGGAACGTTTGGATCAGCTTCCTTACTGCCAGCACTCCAGTGTGGCTACTTAAGGCAGTCAATCCCAACGTGGTGGAAGGAGGCTTCACCTCCCGCTGCCTCTTCGTCATCGCCAATGAAGCTAAGCGTAGTATCTCGTGGCCAGATGTGAATGCACCTGATCACACCGATGCATTGGTGACAGGGTTGCGTGGCATACGTGACCGTGCACGCACACATGGTGGCATACACATGCATCCTGATGCACTCACAGCATACACGCGATGGTATAACAATAGGCCGCGTGCGCTTGATGCATTCAAGCAATCATTCGAGGCTCGTGAGGATGCACATGTGCTGCGTGTGGCTGCGCTACTCTGCATCAATGATGGTTCATGGCTTGTTCACCGCAGCCACGTCAACGTTGCGGTGCAATTGGTCACGCAACTGAAGGATGAGAGCGGCAACATCTTCGAGACCGCTGAGACCAAGACGAAGTATGTCTCGGCACTCGATGCTCTACGTAGCATGCTGGTGTCTACTGGCATGGACCCTGTGCCACGGCACAAGCTCTATCTCAAATGCAGGCACCATGTTGACCATGATGAGTTCCTGTCCTTGATCGAAATTCTTCATGAGATCGGCGCGATCCAACGATTTGAGCTTGCTAACGACAGCGGTCGAGGTCGGCCTACGGACTACATCCGGGGCACTAATTTGCTTCTGTCGCGTGGCTTAGGAGAGCAGGTGCTAGATAAGTTCATCTAGTGGGAAGTTGAGCAGTGCAAAGTCTCCATGATGTTGCATAGCTGCTGCATCATAGGCCCGTGCTCCTTCCTCTGGTGTATCGAACAGCCCGATGTATCGGGCCTTGCCATTGTTCTGTATCATCACCTGCCACCTGCCGTTCTTGTGTAGCGTGACGCCACGATAGCCTGAACTCGGCACAGACAGTGATGTGTTCAGTGCATTCTGTGCACGTGTCACCCATCGCAGATTGCTGCGCACATTGTTCAAGCCGTTGCGATCAATGTGATCGACAAGCATGCCATCGGGAGGATAGTAGATCAGCCTGTGCATGATGAGCACAGGTTTACCTCTGCGTCCACTCAGTGCATACCAAGTGCGACCGTCACGTTGTGCCTGCCACGTGTGTTGCACAACGAGATTGTAGTCTTCATCATCAACGATGGCGACCTTGCCTTGTGTAAGCGGTATGTTCCTCATGCTTGTATATCCTCTAGGCTGCTCAACCGGTGGACACCATCGGTATCAGGCACGCTTGCTTTGAACTCTGCTGGTATTATACACGATTGTAGCGCGACGGCGCCACGCAGTCGGTTGCGCACGGAGTTGATGTATAGCGGTTGCTCCGCATACTTCTTCATGATAGCCCGAACTTGCTCACCATCCTCTGGCTTGTGGATCGCCACGTTGCTGTCGTGGACATTCATCAGGATGCGAGCGGACGGTGGCCAGTCGGGGTCGTTGTGTGACTTGTATATCACACTTGAGCAGTGATCGCCACAGATGCTCTGTGGTTCGAAGGCAACTATGCTGTCAAGCGCAGCATCGTCCCACCGCTCTAGCAGGAGCCATCTTCTTCCAAGACAAGTAGTGATTGCCCGGTCCCGTCTAACGAGCGCAACAAGGTCATCCCACCACAGTTGGACCTCTGGGCTTGCCACATGGAAAAGTCGATATGCTTGTTCAGCTTCAACGCTTGACAACCCTGCAACTGCTGCCAGTTTATCCGGTGCCATCCGGTAGGACAGCCCGTGTCTACAACGCTTGGCTGTAAACCGAATGGTGTGCTCTCCCTCAGGAGTGTGGTCTGCTCTCGGAACTTGCTCATAGCCTATCCTATACATCTCGGCTGCTAGGGCACGATGACAGTCATACGTGCCGGGATGTAATCTGGCACGTTCGAACTGTTCTTGCCACTTCAAAATGTCGGCAAGGTAGGCAACGATCCGAGACTCTGCTTGGGCAAGATCGAAGTAGCTGAACATCCACCCTGGTTGGGCTACGAACATACCCTTCGCCGCAGTTGGAATTGTTTGCATGTTCAGCCCAGTTCCCCAAGCGGTCTGGCTACTCGACAACCGACCCGGTGCAGACGCTACTCCTGTTTGCTTGTAGGCTGAACGCCATCTACCGTCACTGTCTGGTTCTGCACCAACGTAGGTGCTGACGAACTTGGCCTCTTGTAAGTATCGATCAATGGCTGCGATAAGGTCTCTAGCTGCCGGTGCAGTTCGTGGATGCCTTCTAATACGATCCCTATTCTCCTTATCTGTTGACGTTCCTCGTCCGACCAAGCGCAAGTCTGCAAAGAAGAGTTGATTAAGTTGAGCAGGGCTTCTGGGATTAAACTCGTAATCTGACCTGCCAGTTGCCACACGAGCCTTGACTTGGCAAACCTCTCTTGCAGTATCGAGGCTTGCTCCGAGGTCATCGGCAAACCGTGACTTGAGTCGCTCATCTGCTTGCACTCCATTGATTGTCATCTGCACGAGTTCGGGTTGCAGTCGCATCACATGGTTGTGGAACGTAGCATGTAGCTTGTTGTCGATAAGCTCTTGCTCCATACGCTCAGCGGACATGCGCGTTATGCAGCAGTCCTTGACGTTGTATTCCCAGAAGGAGTCGATGTCTCCTTCCTCTCGCCACAACTTGCCTTCGTCCTTGTAGTAGGGATGGTCGGTATACTGGGCAGTGATAAAACCAAGATCGTGTGGCAGTCCTGGGTATAGAAAATGGTGTGCGAGCATAGTGTCGAACCAATGCGCGTGAACGCGAATACGATCCTTGAACCATAACCACGTTGCATCGTAGTGTCCATTCTGTGCCACAAGCTGCGTTCGTGTGCTAGAAAGGAGTGACTGTAGCGCCAGTCGGATGTCGCGCTCCTGGTCAAGAGTGTAATGGTTCTGTCCTTGCGAACGGAAGTTAATACAAATCCCCATCTCATTCGTAGGCGCGAAACCAACACATGCTGTCTCACCAGCCATAGTTTCAATGTCATAGGCAAGCGGAGTGCTGAGTGTAGAGGCATAGCGTATGAAATCGAGTGCCTCACGATAGGTTGGATTGATGAGTGCTTCGATACGCGGAACATGGAACGTGCCCTTCAGCAACTTCTGCAACTTGTTCAAGTCCATGCGGAACACGATCTCCATGCGTGCCTCACGCATGACATGTGCAGGATTGAACGTGGCTAGCACCCTTACTCTCCTACCGGCAATGTCTACATCGTAGACAGAGCCACGCACTTTGGTGATTGCGTCGTAGCCTACGAGTGCTTGGAGAGCATATGAGCCAAGCGCCACAACAAACCGCAGATCAGGTAGACGTGACAACTCCTCCCATAGTATATGACGCCACTGCGCTCGCTCATCCTTGCTGAGCGTGAGCTTGGTTTGTTTCTCATCGAGTGTGATCCCTTCGGCTGCTGACACCAGCTTGCGCTTCACCACATTTGTAACATAAACATCGTTTCTCGTGATCCTGTCTTTACGAAGCACGTCCCATAAGTATCGACCTGATCCTCCGATTAGTGGAGTCTTCTGTTGAACCTCGCGTTCCCCAGGTGCCTCTGCCACGATTGCGATGGTGCTGGTCAATCGCCCACCACAACCACAATCAAAGTCCAAGCCTGATGCATGCACAAGATGTTCAAGTTCACGGTTCATCTCTGCAATCGACAAGATAGGAGACTGCATCATGGCTTGTCCTCCACTGGGAAGTTCAGTATGGCAAACTCTCCATACTCTGCCAGCACCCAAGCATCACGAACTCTGGCAGCTTCTTCTGCTGTATCGAATGTGCCGAGACCACGAAGTGTCCCATCTTTCTTTACACGTGCCGTCCAGCGTCCTGATGGTGCAGCACTAACACCAATATAGCCTGTTGCATTGTGTGCTCTGTATGCGTTGGCACTGTTCTGCTTACTTGTTGCGTGTCGTAGATTGACGTATCTGTTATTCAGCCCGTCTCCATCCTCATGGTCTATCTGCAAACCTTCTGGTGATGGCTTGATGAGCCTATGCATGTAGACGTTTCCACGATCCCTTATGCTAGTAACTGCGTAGACTGTCTTAGGCACAATGTGTGCACGCCATGTATAGCCTTGCACCTTCCACCAATCAGAGAAGTCTATCTCAGCGGAGTAGCCTTGTGTGAGTTCTATTCGCACGTGCTGTTCCCCATTCGTGCCCACGCCTGTATCTACAGGCGCGGGCTTGATTTGTTCTCAACCTGCCCATTTCGTAGACTTAGCCATCGACTGCATATCAGTGAACACGGTGCAATGTTCTCTAGCTCGTGTTATAGCTGTATAAAAATTCCTGCGTGACTGTCCCCACAGCGTTGACTTGTTGATCACGTAACACACGTGCTTCACCTCACTACCCTGCATCTTGTGAGTTGTCAACACGTATGCATGGTCGATGTTACGTCGCGGATCACCTTCAGTCACTTGACCATTCTCACGAACCTGTATGATCAGTGGTGGCACGATTACACTGCGATCACTGAAGTCGATCTCGACGCTACCCTCATCATGGTTGATGTTGATCACGGTGCCAACCTCACCGTTGAATGCGTATGACACTTCATCGCCCATGTCATACGTGTTGCTGGTGTAGACCACCTTCGAGCCAACCTGCACACGGATGGGTGGCAGTGCATCCTTGCTGCCGAACGGACGATAGCGTGGCAGGTCAATGAATGGACGTGAGCGGTCCCAGAACATCGCTTGGATGATCAGGTTCAATCGCTGTGTGCCAATCCAACTCTTGTTCATGCACGTGACGATCTGGTGGTCTGTATCAGCGTAGCTATGTCCTTCAGCGAGTTGCAACTCGATGAACTCTTGCAACGCAGCGACAGGTTGATCTGTTTGCTTGATGCTGAAGTCGTCACTTCGCACAGGCATCCTTCCTTGCAAGATAAGCGCACCATTGCGAGCAATTCCAGAGCCTGCGTCATGTCGATGGATCGTATCCAGTGTGATCCCACCAAACTTTGCGAGCGCATTCTGGAATGCCGACGGTTGCTCATCTAGCCTACGATCCTCCTCGATTGGCTTGAGTTGGTTCACGTCACCAAACATGCAGATGCGTGCGCCACCACGCAGTGCATCAATCAGGTTGCGGTTGATCTCCTGATTGACCATTGCATACTCATCACACAGGATGGTGTCGTATGGCAGTGGCGAACGCTTGGTGTAGCGTGGACCAGTGCTGATCTTCACCACCTTGCGGTTGCCTGTCTTGTCGTCATCAACCTCCATCTCTATAGGCATGCCATAGCCAAGCATACGATGATTAGTCATGGCATACAGCCCAGTTGCTTCCTGAATGCGCTTAGCTGCTTTGCCTGTGGGTGCACTAGCTTGGACGTTGTAGCCACAGTCACTCAACCGCTTGGCAACCTCACGCATCATCATGGTCTTGCCAGTGCCAGCCTTACCAGTGATGGCAAGCAGTCGGCGATCAATGTCACAACATGCAGCGATCGCCTCCTCTTGCTTAGCATCCCACTCGATGGGCTTGGGAATGTTGAACAACTCATTCATGTCTGTGTCGCTCATGTGCGTTCCTTGTATGTGGAATGTCGGTCAGTGAAAACGGCACCGCATTGCTGTGGTGCCGTTCCAGATAGACTAGGCTGCGAGTGCAGTGGGTCGTGTGTTGGGTGACGCAGGCACCGTAACCTTGAGCACGATACTGTTGGAGTGCTCCTCTTCATTGAGCGCAATTGCCATGACGTTCTCAGGGTTGCGCTCAACGCTCACTACCTTGATCCGCTTCTTGTCGAATGGCATAGCCACGCCACTCTCATCAAGCACTTGCACGATCACGTAGGCTGGACGTGCCTTCGGTGAACTGCGCGTGCGCTTCTTCTTTGCTGGTGCATCGGACATGGACCAGTTGCCTCCTCATGTTGTTGATACTAGAAGATAGCATGTGCGGCTGCGCGATGCAACCGCACATGCGTAGATCACGGCTCCAGAATGCGTGCGATGGACGCGCGCTGTTCGCCTTCATACTCCTGATGGACCACATCCACAATGATGTTGCGGCCCAAGAAGTCATTCAAGTCAATGCTGCGTCCAGGCGTAACACGAACCTTCTCACAGAACAACCGCCATGCATACCGAGCGCGTGGCGTATCGGCATGCGGCAACCGATTATACATCAGCACCGTGCCATCCGGCTCACCATCCTTGTGATCGACAGGATAGTTGGACTCGGGCACACGCACAATGATCTGTGCGTATGTGTTACCAGTGGTAGCACTGACACGCCACTGCGCGCCAATGATCTCACCAGTATACTGACCAATCGGCAAAGGCTCAGGTGCCTTCGCGTTGGAAATGTCCTCGCTAAATTCGAGGATCGAGCCACTGTGCCCAGTGGGATTGGAACCACTCATTGTGGTTGACCTCCATGAATGTTGACACTATATGTATGGCCCACTCCATCTGGAGTGGGTTCCTTACATCGACTTGGGGCCGCGCCTTATCCCGAGGCGCGGCCTACTTTTTCATTCCTCCTCTACTTGTGGTTGATACACGTGTCGGCAACGGAATGCGCTTGCCACCGTTAGCCTGCCACGCAGCCCACCAGTCAGCGATACCTTCGCCAACTTGTGTCTCTGGATCGTAGTGCCACACGAACTCAGTTGCTTTGTCAGCAACGAATAGCCGTGTCTTCATTGGCTTGCGCTGATGACACGGACGCACGGCTATACTACGAACGTTGTTGTGGTCACGCATCCACCACACCTCGTTGATGCGTGAACCAACTTGGTTGGCACTGCCTTCACTGAGCATCAGTGAGATCGACAAGATGCGACCGTCATCATCACGACTGGGCGTGCCCTCATGTGAGATGAAGATCATGTTGCGCTTAGCACGCTTGGTGATGGTCATCATCGTGTTGGCAATGCGTGTGAGTGTAGCGTTGCGCCACGTGTAACCATGTATACCAGGCTGCTCGATGGTGCTGTTCCTGTTCTTACTCACAGCTTCGAGCAATGCCATGTATGCAAGCGAGGTCATGCTATCCAACACGATCGTGCTGATCTCAGGGTTGTCGTTGAGGAACTTGGTCAATCCAAATGGATCATCCTTGCGGAACTCACCCATCGTGGTGATTGCATTGCGATCACTCAGGTCCATGACCAACACGTTAGGATCGCCACTCAACGTGAGTGCACCATCAGGATCGAACACCATGAACAGCGTCACACCGGGTGCAGTCGAAGCGAGCTTGGTCTTGCCACAACCACTGTCACCCCACAGCAGCAACGCGAACCGCGTGTCCTCGCTACGTGGACTGGTAACAGGAATGCCACCAAGTGAACGCAGTGGACTGACTTCTTCATTCATCTGCATCCTCCTCATGCAGATCATCAATCATCACGAACAGTGCATGCACCAACTGCAAGATCAGCATGTTGGTGGTCTTGGTCTCTGGTGCCGTGATACGTTCGGCAGACTTGCACGCTTCGTTATACGCCATTCGCCACTCAATCTCATCCATGTATCATCTCCATGTTGTGCATACAACGCGACCCACGCTTCTCTAACAAGTTGTGCAGCCATCTCAGTCGGCAGGTTCATGCACCTGTAGTATACACCATTGCGCATGATCTTGACATGCCAACGCTTGGCACGCATGTCGAACATGATGTGCTTGGCATTCACCACGTTGCTGTTGCTGAGCTTAGACATACTACGCTTGCAGATGACTAGGTTGGACCTCCTGTTGTCTAGCCTGTTCTTGTTCACGTGACAGACTTCATCGCATTGCCATGCAGCCTGTCCCACGATGCAGTGGTGTAGATACACACTGCACTGCACTCTGTAGCCAGTCGATAACCACGTGCACCCATACCCGTTGTGGATGGTCCACGTGTATGCACGCAACAGCCACTCATCCTCAGGATCAACAATGATGCCACGCTTGAGTGCACGTTGCAAGCGTTGTTCAGCATCTCGATGACGATGCTTCACTACCACATGTTGTGTGCTCATCACTCCTCACCCACTATTAGTAGCGAGCCATGCATCTCGTGTGTCAACAGCTTCATCGAGTGTATCGAACCCACCCAACAGATGCAACACACCGCTACGTCTGATCTGCACTTGATACTTGCTGCCCATTAGGTAAACGTTGCGAGCACCTGAGTTACTCAGTGGGAATGAACGGTTCAGTGCGTTCCCTGTTGGAGAAGTCCACCGCAGGTTACTCCTTCTGTTGTCTGCTGGGTTCCGGTTGATGTGATCTATCTCCTCACCTTCCCAAATCGGGCAACCCATTATTGCATTGTGTAGTCTTGCTGTTCCGCCTGCTACGTTCGTCCTAGCATATCCTTTGTGCGCAATGTGCCATGTGTATTCTTCCAGCAACCACATGTCTTGCTCATCAACAAGGATGTTGTTCGCTCGTGCACGCGACAGCTTCTCTTCTGCTGTGAGATATATTGGCATCGCATCCTCATTCGTTACCAATGCCGTCGAGCAGTGGCTTATCTAAGGGCGTCCATTCATCGAACACTAGCTCGCTGACAATGAGCTTCTGTTCCTCATCATCGGCAACGCAGAACGGTACGAAGATACATGGACGGAAGTAGCGTGAGCAACTGTGTGTGAACTTGGGAGCATTGTATGGATCGTTTGCATACTTCCTAGTCATCTCTACGGTGTGCACCAACCATGCCAACCAGCGCGTGAAGTGATGGTCTTCTCTACGCATGACCTCTCGTGTGACTCCTCCAAAGTCGTAGGTCTTCGGTAGAGGAACAGCCAGCCCGTGCACTTCTACATTGCGCACACTGTCCTTGGTGAACACGGATGCTGCCACACAGTAGCCAGTGAACTGATGACTGACTTGCTGTGCCATACTCCATGCTTCGCCTAAGCGCGACGCACTTTTGTTATCATGGATAGCCAGCTTACCATCAGAGGCATAATGAATGCCGTCGATCCTACCAGTGAGACGAAACTGCATCTTGGTTGGGATATTCACGACTACATCGAATGGTATCTCTATACCTACATCGGATGTTGGGTCATCACGATCACGCATCCACACAACATGATCGAAGCGCCAACGATTGATGTATGCGTAGATACATTCCTCTAGGTTAGACAGCGTGCGTCGCCTGTCTCTTGGATCATCATGGAACCCACCCGAGTCTAGCACAGTGATAGAACCACGCTTGCATAAATCAATCACGTCATCAGCTTGTTCGACAGCAAGGCTGATGGCTTCTAGTCGTTCCTTACCAAATAGTCGGATGCCATGATGACTCCACACTGCGTCAACGAACGCCTTTGGCTTACCTTCATGAGTGAGTTGCTCAATCAAGCTGACCAAGCGAACGAAGGCAAAGCATTCATGTAGTGCACTGCCAGCCTCCAGCGCCATCGAGCGCCCATCTCCAGGCATCCTGAGGTTCATTTGGTAACGGAGCACACCGTATGTTGGACATGTGTTGACTGCACTCAGCTTGGTGTGATCATAGCATTCGAGCGCAAGATCTTCACCTGATGCTATTCGAAAGCTTGCACTGTATGGAGCGTCACTCATCCTGTTCACCTGTGCGCTTGATTGCATCGAGCCGACTGTGCATGCCTGTGCCTACGCTGATCATCTTCTCAACCTGATCAATGCATTGAGAGACAAGCTGCACCAACTCACGCATCTGTTCACGCTCCTGCACACGCTCCTCAAGCACAGCCTCAAGCGTAGCAACCACACCCTTGTCGAAGCCAAGCTCCTTGATGGATGCACGTAGGTCACGTGCACGCACAGGACCAATCATCTACACCTCCATGTCTAGCAACGCAGCCATAGCGAGCACACGCAGCTTGTGGATTGCTGCATCTGCACGCTTCTCATACTCCTCAGCTTTGGTCAGCGCAGCACGTGCCAACTTATACTGACGCTCATACTTCAGGAACGCTTCGATGCGAACCTCATCACTCTTCACACGAGCAACGGCTTCGAGCTTCTTCACACGCTCAAGTCTACGCTCACGCACCTGTTCGAGCCATGCATCCAACTCATCCACACTGAGTTGGTTGATGGTGGCACGTGCAGTGGGCGTGTCGTAGCGGTCAACGTCTACATCATTGGGTGGAGGATCATCATCCGACGCTACACTACCTAGATCATCCGACACGCTTCTTCATCTCCCTGATGTTGCGGCGTGCACTGTTCTGCGCTTGCTGCAACGATGGCGCACCACCATGTATATCATACACCTGTGTGAAGTGCACCTGCCAATACCACCTGCGGTCAGGTGGAGCATGTGGATCGAATGTGCATGTGTAGTGGTGGCCTTCATACTGCACCGAGATGCTCTTCGGTTTAATCATTGAGCGGGCATCTATCTCATCCATGATGGTTCCTTACAACGCACGTGGCTGGGCCACGCACACACGTGACCCAGCTACGCTACGCTAGATGACTACGGGATTGGCATTGAACTGATGCTGCTTCGACTTGGGTCGCTCTGACTCAGCCAAGCATTCATCGAACACTGACTGCTTCACACCACGTGCGATCAGCTTAGTGCGCAACGTGGAGATGTCTGGACCGAGGCTACGCTCATGCACCTTGAGCATGAGCACCATGTTGTCACCACTGAACAAGCTACGATCACCATTGGGCTGTGGCATCCTGTCAGTGTCAGGTGCAAGCCCAGCTTCCACTGCATGAAGCAATGCAGCCTCACGACGCTTCTTGGCACGCGCCTCAAGCAACTTGGCAGTATACATGTCCCACAGTAGGGACTCACGATTGTCAGTGGACTTCAACGACTGACCACCATTGCGACCCAACTTGTCAAATGCGACATACATTGTGTCGGTGATCTTCAACAACTCACGCTGTGTCATCGGCATTGCGATGCACTCCTGTGATTGGTTAAGCATGTAGGCACGGCTTACGCACTGGTCTCCTCAACTGATTAAGCATTATACCTCATGCACACACGTATGTCAAGCGTTGCCCTTCGGTGTATGCAGTTGAAGCTCCCTGATCGTGCCACGCAAGATGCCGAGCGCAGTGTCAATGTCGTCACCAATGTTGGACAACACCTTCGTGTCACCACCAACTTCACCATCACGCATCTCCATGATGATGATGATGAAGCCTTGCGTTGGATGCTCAACGTCTTCATTGAGCAGCATGTCGATCTGTCTAGCTAAGCCTTCAGTCATTCACTGAACCCCTCTGGTGCAGGCAACAGCAAGCTCAGCTTGTTGTCCTGCTTGTTGACCCATTGACTCTCTACGTTACGCACGCACACGCTCAGCACTTCGCCACACGTCTCAGTCTGGTCACGATATGACGAACCAAGTGCGACCTCCCATGTGCACCGATCGTCCCACTGGTATACGAACTTACACCGATTGTAGGACTCAGCCAAGTCTGGATAACGCTCCATCACTGGTGCGAACTTCAGTTCGATGCGCCGACGCACAAGCAACTCGAACTCAAGGTCATTGAGTGACCGAGCCAAGTGATCAGCCAACTCAGGACCACGCAACTCAACCTGCATACTCATACTACTCTCCTCATACACTCATGTTCATGTAACATACACGCAATAATTGTGCTCAGCCCTCCTTTCTCTCTAGCCCATTGGGCCTGGAACTGGTAAGCTCCACTCTCGCCAACCGAGAGGGGAACACTCTATGCCAGGAACACCAGTCATCATACGCGGCACTGCGTATGTAACAGGACGTGGACCAAGTGGTCCCGTTGATCCTGACTATGGGATTGAAGAGGGACATCCATCGCACCCAATTGCACCGGGTGGTGAACGGCCTGGACATGGACTGCCGGGACGTGACAGACCAGTTGATCCATCGTTTGGCATTCCACTGCCACCAGTGATCAACAATGGATTGCCATCGGTGCCGGGAGTGTGGCCACCGCGTCCACCACATCGGCCAACGTATCCAGTTGATCCTGGTTATGACATACCTGTTGGACCCGGTTGCTTCCCACCACCACCAGTGATCACATGGCCACCACCGCAGCCAGTGTATCCTAGCTTACCAATCTACATTCGTCCGCCACATGTTGGTGGTGGACCAATGCCAGGACGACCTGGACATGTAGGTGGTGGACCAACCTTACCAGAAGTAGACAACACGTTGCCCGGTGATCAACCCGGTATCGACAATACACTACCGGGTGGACGCCCTCCTAACATCGACAACACACTGCCTGGATCACAACCCGGCATTGACAACACGTTGCCACCTGTTGACTTGCCACCCGGTGCAGTATGGCCACCATTGCCACCGACCATACAGGGTGAAGTCATGTGCCTCGTATGGATCGTAGGCGTAGGCTATCGTTGGACAACCATTGACCCGTCGCTCTCAGTTGGCAATCCTATCGCACCGACACCGCAACCCAAGTGACAAGCATGTGGTCGTGTCATAGATGGCACGACCACAGTTTGACGTTCTACGCTGGAGCTTCATCTTACTTGCTGGTGTCATCGTTGCAGAGCTTGCAACGACGCTGTTCAGTGCTGCCGGTTGCATATGGCTCGTCATGTCGAGACAAGCAGAGATCGGTGCATGCACAGGACTAGGTAGCATAGCACGCGAGATATTCAGTGAACTGCTCACTGCAATACTCGCGTTGCTACTTGCAGCTAAGACACCACCACCACCGGAGTGAACATGATCAGTGCAAAGTCAATCGAGCAGGCGATGCAACGCATTGATGCACGCATCGATATGCTCATGGCTCGCGTGATCATAGTAGAGGAGCACATCCGTGCCATCCGTCAGCAGAGCGCAACAGCGCATGATGCAAGCTATCGCACACGGAGCCAAGCCGAAGGGTGGGAAGGGGAAGGGACCGACGCAGAAAGTCGCTAAGGACTTCGTTGCAGCAGATCATGCACGTGGTGCAACTGACCTGCCACAACGTATAGCCAAGAACGTATTGAGTGGTAAGCGGATGTAGCGCGTCTACATCAACTCATTGAAGACAAGTATACACCATACTCAGGCATATGTCAAGTCGCTACGCTTGCTGCGACGACGTGACACGGCAGCGAGACCGAGCACACCTACACCAAGCACTGCAATGGTTGCAGGCTCAGCAGCAGGCACAGCACTCGAACTCACAGTGCCAGCGAATGACGCAGTGAACGGTGCGATCGTAGTGCCTACAATAGCGAGTGGGTTCGATAGATTGGTGAACCCTATCGAGAACGCAGATGGCGGTATCAAGCTAGCCGCAGGCACCACACTGCTAGTCAAGTTGAGCGTGTCAGGTGGATTGTTGACGTTCACAGTCAGACCTGGACCACCTGCTGCACCGAACGCTGCATCAGTGAACGTGCCACTGAGCAAGTTGGTGCCACCACATGCAGCAGCACTGGTGATGCAGAAGTTACCAGAGTAGAGTTGGATGATCTGTGTCAGGAATGTCGTAGCAGGATTGACACTCGTAGCATTCAGGCTCATGAAGCCTGACACAGTTGCACCACCAATGAATTGACCAATACTCACAGCAGCACTAGCAATTGCCAGTGTGGTCTGCGTGTTACCAATGTTATCAGTGGCAGTCACAGTGTTAGTCTGTGATGTCTGCGAGAACGTGATGATGTTCGCAGCATCAGCACTGCCAGCAATGCCAACAGCAGCAATGCCAGCGAGCAGTAGTGTTCGCATACTCATGTTGATGAAGCTCCATGGAGTGGAAGCGCGCCGAAGGCGCCCGCAGTGGCAATGTGCACAGCCTCAACGGGCGCCTGAAGTTTAGTTGCGGCGGCGGTTCAAGTCAAGAATTCGCTTCATCTCGTGCTTGGTCGATTTGCCGCTCATCGCTTGGCTCTGCCACGATCATGCCAGGAAGCAAGTCGATCTGGAACATGACCGATGGTTCAACTCTACACATGTAGCGATGCAGCACACCATCATAGCCAGTGTTGTGCTCTTCAACGAACACGAGCATCGTGTTGACATCTGGATCGTCGTTGTCACACTCCTTGCGTATGAGTGCAAACGCAGGATGACGATGTGGCGTGCTACGTGCCTTCGTCACCTTGTAGGCAAGCTCTAACTCATTGAGTGTGATCATGCTTCGTCCTCCTCATCTTCAGCAAGCCAACGCTTGCCATCCCACTTGTAGCCCCACTCTAGCATCACCTTGTGCTCACCATCAGTGCACTTGCACGTGCCATCTGCACTGTAGTGCTCAGGTGCAAATATGGCATATGGACATGCAGCTATCTGTGCACGTGACAACATGCGCACCTTGCCACTACGCAACCGCTCTTCATCACTCATCATGCATCCTCCAACACATGCCACGCTTCAGTCTCAGTCCACTGTGCAACACGCAACTCACGTTGCAGCATGATGCTAGCCACACTGTCCTGCTCCTCAGCAGACTTGCGCAACGCGAACTCACCATCAGCATGTGATGCGTAGTGCGTCATTGCACTATACACTGCCCACAGCGTGTCACCATGCACACCACGCTCCTCGATGTATTGGTTGCCCAAGCCTTCAACCATCTTGGCTGATGCAGCAAGCTCCTTGAACAAGTTCATTGCAGCTTCATGCGGCACACGCTTCTGCGTCCAGCTTAGCCATACACGCTTGGACTCCTCGAATGACTCCAACGCCTTACGCACTACGTTACTGAATGCGTAGAGTTGGAGACCCGATGTGTGCTTGTGATACGCCGAGGTGTAGTCACCACGAATGCAACCGTTGTCGCACCAGAAGTCGATTGCACCTGCATGCGCACGTAGCGCACTACCGCCATAGCCATTCTGCACCACCATGCGGAATGCGATCTTGCTGTAGTTGTCCAGGTTGACTGCGGTCTGTGGGAACACATAGTCGCGATAGCACACGCGGCCCCAATTGGCCACCTTGTCAGTCACCTTGATGTCTTGTAGCAACTCAGCAGGGACCTCATGCTCAATGACTTCTTCCACAGCCTGGAACAGGTCTGAATTATGTATGAGCTTATATGACTGACCCACTACGTTCAGCATGCGAGGCGTGTTGTCCTTCATCACACGCACGATTGCCTTATGCGTCCGCGCAGGATTGAACTCCCCATTCTTGGTGCGCCAATAGACATCACGCTCTACCACAGGGAAGAGGATAGCAGACTCAGACGTATTGTATTGCTCGAAGATGCTACTCATTGTTCACTCCTTGACATGTTGGTATACACGCTTCGTGGCTATAGATGACACAACCTCGCGCGTCAGTCCATACAGACGTGCAATCTCATCCTGCGTCTGACCTTGTTCAAGCAGACGACGGATCGCACGGACAACCGTATGCGGAAGCCCGTGCCTCTCCCTCATTTTCATATCGTCCATATTCTCAGCCGTTGTCCCAAGCCTGAGATGCGCAGGGTTACAGCACCCGATTGGCGCCCCACCGTTATCGCAGCTATGGAGAATTAGCTGATCAGGTGTGAGCGTGACTCCATTCACGAGTTCAAACACCCAGCGATAAGCGATCATGCGACGCGAGTTCGACATGAAGTAGGGTCTGGGTTCCCTCGCTCTTCCTCCCCACGCTTGGCCAGTGAAAGGCCAGCATTCGTCAGGTCCACGCATCTCAACCAACTTGAACACATCCGATGGTTCATTCACTTTGCTCATTGGGCCACCCGAGAGGACTTGAAGGCGGAGACGAAATGTGGTATCGCAGCAGCTTGCGTAGCTGCACGGTTAAAGCTGCTGCGAACCACATGTCGGCTCTCTATACACGCATCGCGTGTGCTGATGATGTAGGTGCGTGTATAGGTGAAGGTGCATAGTGTATAGGTGAAGGGGCCGTCGCTTCGCTCCGGCCCCATCATGAACATGTACAGGATCACATGCGCAACTCCTCATCACTTGGCCGCACTTGGAAGAACTCATCACCCTCACCCTCACGCGAGGTGAACTTCACGATCCTACCACTGTCATGCAACTCAAGGTAGGTGCCATAACGGAAGTCCTTGGTCGAGACCCAGAGCCTCCATCCATGAGGCAACCTGATCAGGCGTTGCAGTCGAGTGCCGAGTGGCATGCCAATGGTGTGATGATCACCCAGTGGGTAGCCATGTGGCTCTCTATAGAGACCGAAGCCAGCTAGCATCCTGCTCAAGTGAAGCCTCCCTAGTTGCACGTTCACGTTCCTTGTGTTCATCATACGTAGCGTTCTTGAACCGCTCCATGTTGAACCTCAGGTTGCCCTCACGCAGTGTCACCGCAAACAATGCAGTGAGTGCATCGAGCACAGGCACGGTGATAGTGGTGTCGTATCGCACCTCGCGTATGCAACGTGCAATGAGTTCATAGTCACGCTTGGTCATGTTCATCCTCCCTCATGTGCCTTCAGATAAACGATCAGCTTCTCCAGCCTGACCACATCATCATTCACCATGCCCAAGACCAGATTGCATGCATTGCACAACCAACCCCGGAACCGATTACTATCATGTGCATGATCGAACACGATCGTGCCACCAAGGCCACACACCTCACACATCTCAGGCATTGGTCTACCAGCCAAGCGAGTGCGTCTGTTCTGCAAGTAGCGCGTCGTGGCCTTAGTCTTACGACGCCACTCATTCAACTTATCCTTATACTTTGCATAACGCTCTGGGTCCGCAACCAACACAGCCTTGTGTCTACGCACACGCTCCAAGCGTAGCTGTCGCTTCCTCTCTAGCTCTTGACGCTCTTCCTCAATCGCACGCTTCAGATCAGCAACCGTTTCCTCATCACTCATGATTTGAACCTCACTAACGCGAACAATGGGTATTCGTGATCAGCAGCATGCATGCGCATACGCTCAGCAATGGCATTGATGGCATCATCCATTGCCTCGAACCTACGTGGTGATGTGCACTTCACGTTGTGCATCGTGATCGAGTATGACCACGTGTATACACATGGTGCACCATGCATACGCTCACTACGCTTACGCATTGCGTAGTCAACGCTATCATACTCACGCTTGAGATCAGCAGGTCGTGCATAGTCGTAGTGCACATGTGCAGGCACAGGTGGTGGTGTGGTGTCATCATCAGATGACAGTGGTGCGTAGGTGCGCTTCATGTCGGTTCCATCCCTGTTGAGTAGATCAGCTTCACGCCATCACGCAGCCACAAGTCCTCACGGACTAGGTGTGTGATGTTGTAGTTGTTGCGATCATCATACTTGACTACGACCATGCCGTAGCCAAGCTCATCTGCGAACTCGACGACATCAGGCAAGTCTGTCCAATCGACTACGCGTGTGCGTGCCATGTATGTGCTCCATTGAGTATGAACATGCGTAGCCACATGCTGCACGTGAATGTGCCACATGTGGATGTGCATTGCTATGTATGTGATGCACTATCGAATGAACCATGTGGTTCCCTACGACAGTGATAGGATAGTAGCACACATTGGGGCATATGTCAACCCCAGGTTGCAATTGGACTGATGCAACTGTGCCACAGTGAACGCAAGTGGACCTATGCAGCTATATGCAGCATGCATTAGGGTGGTGGGTGGGCTAGCTGATCATCATCGAAGCGGAGCGTAGATGAGATCGGCGAGGGCATATACACTAGCGCCATGTATACATATACGTGTGGTCGTATTCAGCCTGTGGTTGCATTTAGATATACCGGCTGCGGATCGTTGCGGACGCAATGGGTCGATTTCATGGAACAGCAACACGTAATGCAGCCACTTCTATCGCATACAATCAAGGATTTAGGCCCGTCTAGTTGATGTATTTATTTGCACTTGCGTGCAGCCCCCCGCCCATTTAGTTCGTAGACATGCAGTGGTATCAACACGTTAGCGTTTGGCTACAGGGGATCGAACGCGCCTCAACCGCCGTGCGCTGAAGATTTACCCTCAATTAGGCACTCCGCATGGGTGTGAACCTGACGTGACAGGCATCGTTCATTGTGACGTGATCGAGTCTACTGCCTGGACATGGGGTGTCCGCCGTGTGTATACTGGCGTGGCTACGCAAACAAGGGAGTCTGCAATGCAAGATGTGCCGGAGGGAATAAATTGGGATGTGACTATCCCAGGGTCCAAGACTTCAATATCGCTCAGGATCGATAACGCTGTATTGCAATGGTATAAGCAAGAGCAGCCAAAGGGATATCAGACGCTGATGCATGCTGTGCTGCGCAAGTATATGGAGAACATGATAGAGCTACAGGGTTAGTGCAGCGCCCCATACGCTAGACAAAGTAAAGCCCCGGTCACCTTGCGGTGCCGGGGCTTGCTTGGTTCAGGCTAGTCTAGCTGGTCAGTGATGCCGCAATGGTAGCATCGCGCCACATGAAGACGGTAGTCAGCGCCTTAGCTAGCTTGATGCCCGCCTCATCCTTGAAGCGCTTGGGGTCCGGCTTGGCTGTCTTGTCACTGTCAAGCAGAGCGGCAGCTTGCAACAACAAGTCATCGAACGATGCAGTAGACATGACACCCTTGCGAGTAGCCTCATCGAACGATGCTACCTTCTCGTTGTCTGCACCCTTGACTGGCGCGGTAGCCGATGCACGTGGCGCAGCGTTGAACATTGCTAGCGCCTTGGTCATGGTCAGCTTGCCACCTAGGTATTCGGCGCCACCATCTGCACCCTCGCGCTCAATGCTATACTCGCGGCCATTGAGCAGCGCCTTGCTCTCCTGCCGTAGTGCAAACTGGAATGACCACGGCTTAGCAGTGGCGGACTTGTAGCGCGGCAGGAACATAGACAGCGGCGCCATGATCATCTGCGCCTTGTCATTCCAATCGTTAACGCTGCCACCCATATAGCCAATGGCGATGGCAAGGTTAATGGCACGCTTCATGCGTTCCAGCCTGTTACGATACAGTCGCGACGCTGCAATGGTTCCCTCATTCCATGTGCCTTGCTTGACAGATGGTGCCTTAGGTGCCTTGCCTAGCATGTCGAGTGTCATACGCTTAGCAAACTTCTTGCCGTCATCTGTAGGCGCATGATCCTTGCTGACCATTGCGGACCATAGCGGGCATGACCACACGTTGCCACCCGATGCACGATAGGCGGTATACAGCTTCATGATCCCGTATGCAGCTTTCTGACCAGCGTTGTCAGCCTTGGCAGTGTGATCCAGTTCACTGTCGATTGCGGCCATGACGATAGCCTTGACGCTAGCGACTGCGGAGAGTGTGACGTTGCTATCGGACTTGACCGTAGCACGCTTGGACTTGTCAGCCTTGCTCTGTCCCTTGGCAGGGATGGGAGCGACAGGGGTAACGGTAGCGATAGAGGCACTCATATTCATAATCCTTACATCACATGTTGCGCTGCTCTCATTGGCAGCATCATCATAGTAGCACTATGCAAAGGGTATGTCAATAGCTGATCACTTGCATATACATGCATGCCACTAGCTAGCCAATCCATACATACGGTATGTGCTCAATTATTAGGCACCGTGTGATTGTGTATACGTGTGTGGCTATATGCTTACACTCATGCACTTGTGCATATATGCATCAGCTTATTTAGTTAGTTAACTAAACATGCACTCATGCATGCACTTAGTTAATTAGTTAACTAAATGATAAGCTGGTCTGCATGTTACTTAACCTGATGCTAAGTGCAGCTTAACTAAGCGGACCGCAGCTTAGTGCTAAGTTGACACTGTGCGCAGATCCAGGCGCATGCCACCACCACTATACATACATGCGTCTGTCCTTACACTTGTCTACGTATACGTAGCTACACGTTCATGCCCCCCTAGCCCCCATGCCAAATCCCAAAGTGGGGGTGTAACAGTGGCTCGTGGAGTGGTGGGCACCTTGGTCGCTACGCCAATCACTCCGTTGCCAGCACTTGCGCTCTATTTGGCTATATATAGTAGTGTAGGGGCCTGTATTGTTAGGTGTGCGTCGTTGTATTGGTGCTGTTTGGCTCTAGGTGGTGGTTTCGAGTTGTGCTCCCGTCATCGTAGTGCCATGGTATGGTTCCTCTAGTCATGTGGAGCGTGCAATGGCTACTTATGGTCTCGGTGCAGTGCCCGGTCGCGTGCCGTTCACTGGTTATACTAACACGATGGGTGCTGGTGCTGCTAACGCTGAGGCTACATCTGGTTATGTAGCGTTCAATGGCGTGCAGCAGGGTGATGATCGCATCGCTAAGATGTTGCGCAATGGTGGTGCCACTGCTGGTGTGACGCAGTTGCTGTATATGTTGCTTGGTGCTGCTGCTGGTGGCACTGCTGCTAAGACTAAGAAGCAAGTGCAGGGTGTAGTTGGTGGATTTGGTGGTGCAGCACCGATCGAGACGATAAATTTAGTAAATCGTGCAACCACGCCTGCTGATCTCGTTGCGTTCCAAGCGTTACTCAATCGTAGCGTGTTCCCAGCGTCGTATCCTGCCGATGTTAGTGGCAATGGCGGTGGTGGTAAGCAACAAGTCGGTGTGAGTGGAGCTTATTGAGATGGCGCGTGGTCCACGTGCTAACTTTGATCAAGAAGTTGGTCAAAGTGTGAAGTCACCCATCCCGCGTAGCAATCCACGTGCAAATCCGCCCAAGCGCAACGTTGCTCAAGCTGAAGCTGCTGATGAAGCTGCGGATCGTAAGGCAGGTATTGCTGAAGGCAGTCCGCGTGACTTAGCACTCGATAAACAGCGTGGTTTGCCACCTGATCCGCGTGCTGGTGGTGGTAGCCCAGGTGGTACGCATGATGCGCACCATATTGCTCAAGCTGCTGGTATTGCTCATGCAATTCTAGGCAAGGGGAGTGCATACTGATGGCTACTGCTCCACGCATGAATGTTAGTGTGCGAACTGTGCCACAGGGTAGCAGTGCACCGCCTAGTAGTGCACCACCTCCTGCTGCTGCGCGTGGTTACGATCCGAATATGGTTAGCACTGAGGATACCAGTGATCAGTTGTCACCGACTTCGTTGGTGCTCAACTATCTAAAGTCGAAAGGTGTTCAGCCTACTGCTGCTAACATCAAGGCTGCTATCAACGCGAATGCACTCAATCCTGGGCAGTTCGGTCCGTTCCAGATCAGTGATCCAAGTCCAGGTGGCACGCAGTTGCGCAATGCTGGTGTTGAGGACAGCAATCCTGCTCGTGCGATCACACGTGCACTTCAACCTACACGTTGGGACTTGACTGAACCTGATGCACGTTGGGATGTGCCACAACATCCGCCTGGGCTTAGTGATAACAGACCAATCATTGGTAGTAAGACGATGCCTGGTCCTGGTCCTGGCACTGATATGGAGTTGCCTAAGGTTCCGTTGCCAACGTTACCACCTGATGAGGGTGCACTTGTGAGGCCGGGTGGTCCATCTGAGATGCCACCACCTACACGTGCTAACGCAGTTGCTCTACCTGAACCATCCATCAATCCGATGGAGACTGCAATGCAACGTGCAATTGGTGGTCCTCCACAAGTGCCACAGTTGCCTGCACCTCCTGAAGTTCCACGTTTGCCTGCACCTGCTCCGCAGTTAGCATTGCCTGCACCTGATGTGCCTGTGCGTCCACAGATTGCACCTGTTCCTGAAGTGCCTGCATTGCCTGCGCCAACTCCTGGGTTGGGTGGCTTTGATAACGCACCGCAAGGTGAACCGGGTGGTCGTGTGCGTGTTGGCAATGTGACACCGAAGGCTGCTCCTGGTAAGCCAGTGCAAGGTTATCCAATTGAGCAGACGCCATTCAGTCGTGGTGTTGGTGGTGCTGCAACTGGTGCTGCTGCGGGTGCTGCTGGTAAGGGACCGATACCAGGACTTAGGGGTGTGCCTGGTGCTGTAGCAGGTGGTGTTGCTGGTGCAGCAGGTCCACTCATTGATGCATATGGACCAAGTGTGAAGGAGATCGTGCCTTACATCATGCGCAACTTGCATCTGAGGTAACTTATGAGTCTACCTACTCCCAATGCGCCGCTTCAACTTGCAGATGGCCGCATGGTGTATCCTGGTGGTGACATACGCGATCCTCGCGTGGTTGGTGATGCACCACGGATGCTAGATGTGCCATCGCATGGTGAGGCGCAGAAGTTGATCATGCAGGTGCGTAGGAAGGTCAGTGATCTGCCTGATGTGCCACGTGCAATGAACACCATTGGTGTTGTGCTCACCTATACGCTGTATGGGCTAGATGATGTGGAGATCGGTGTCGCTACGGGACTCAGCATTGAACAGATTGGTCGCATCAAGGTCGGTGATCCTTATTCACAGATGTATGATGCTGTCGTGCGTGCAGTGTTGGACACGGAGACAGCCGTTGTTAGAGACTTGTTTCAGAAGAGTGCGCGCAATGCTGCACAGGTCGTGGTTCGTGCGATGGAAGAAGGAACTAGAGCAGATCGCGTCGCAGCCGCACGAGATATTCTTGATCGTGCTGGTCATCGTCCTAGTGATGTTGTTGAGCACCGCCATCGTATGGATGGCGGTCTGGTTATTGAAATAGTGCGTAAGGACACGAGTGGGACGTTCCCAGTTGTAGACATGGAGGTTGAGTGATGGCGTTCGTTGCTGGTCCTAGCTTGGTGCTTGGTGTTGGTGTTGCGGTTGCGTTACCCGTTGCAATGGACGTAAGCGGGAACAGTTCACCGTTTACACTATATTCGCACATGCGCGTTCCAGGTGGCACCACTTACACGTTCGACAGCGGTGCTGTGTTGGTTATTCCTGCGACAACTGACAGTGTGGTCGCTATTCCACCCGGCGCGCGCACAATTACTGCAACTGCTGCATCCACTTGCCAACTGGGCCAATCCATTTGAGCACCAAGCGATACAAGATAACCGAGGGTGGAATGCATGATCAGTTCCATCTGTCTAAGGCCAAGGTGCAATTCATTGGTGGTGGGTTTGGCAATGGCAAGACTGCCGCCACGTGTGTGAAGGCGCTCAAGCTATGCAAGGACTATCCTGGCTGCAATGGATTGATTGCAAGGTCCACTTATCCAAAGCTCAACGACACAATCCGCAGAGAGTTTCTGCAATGGTGTCCATCGCATTGGATCAAGCGTATGCCGAGCCGCGACGAGAACACACTCTTGTTGAAGAATGGCTCGACAGTGAACTTCCGTTACGTAGCGCAGAAGGGCAAGGAGACCGAGGAGAGTAAGTCCAACTTGTTGAGTGCAACATATGATTGGATCATCGTTGATCAGATGGAGGACCCTGAGTTCTCACACAAGGACTTCATGGACCTCATGGGTCGTCTTCGTGGTAACACTGAGTATATTGGAGATGATCCAAGTATGCCTCGTGTTGGTCCTCGTTGGTTTATGGCTACGCTGAACCCGACACGCAACTGGTGCTATCGTGAGATCATCAAGCCACTGCATGACTTCAAGCGTGGCATTGTTAGTGAGAAGCTGCTGTGTGAAGTGGATGCACTTGGCAAGCCACTGATGTTCGATGGTAAGCCTAAGCCGCTGATCGAGTTGTTCGAGGGTAGCACTTATGAGAACGTGGAGAACGTAGGTGAAGACTACATCCGAGGAATGCTTTCGACCTACACCGGCAGCATGCGAGACCGATTTGTATTCGGTAGGTGGGGAGCGCTTAGTGGTCTCATCTATCCACAGTTCGATGAAACGCTCCATATCGTGGCACATGAAGACGTATCGACACATCTGCGGCAACTGCGGATGTCCGGTTTTCAGCCTGAGTTCATTGAAGGATACGACCACGGACTGTCTCGCCACAGTTGTTACGGACTATTTTACACGGACGACGACGCAAATGTGTTTCTGCTCGATGGTTTCAGGATTGCGGAGCTTACCATCGCAAGCGCGGCGAAGTATATACACCGAATACGTGCTGAGCATTGCGAGGATGATGAACTCGGACATCCAATCTATGCAGACCCCGACGTGTTCCGACGCAAGCCAGGAAGCAAGCAAGTAGTTGGTGAGACTGTCGCTGCTATGTTTGCAGATGAGGGTTTGCGGATGCAACGTGGCAACAATGACATCAATGCTGGCATCAGCAAGAATTGGCAATACCTGACGCCGTTGCCGTTGCATGAGCACCCATTCACAGGCATGCGACATGCGCCACACTTCTATGTTGGTGATCGGTGCCAGTGGTTCGTTGATGAAATCACTGAGTATTACTTCCAGCGTGATGGTAGTGATGAGACCACAGACAAGCCAGTGGATCGCAACGATCATGCCATGGACATGTGGAAGTATGCAATGAGCAATAGGCCACGACTGGCTAAGTATGTTGGTAAGCCTAACCAACCACCTGCTTACTTAGCATGGCATGAGATTGAGCGTCAACAGGAGCGTGGTCCGAAAGCGAGGCACAAGTGATAGCGTTGTTGATCAACATACTGATCCTGATCCTGATCTTCGGTGTCGTGTGGTGGATCATCACACTGATCCCGTTGCCGTATCCGTTTGCACTCATTGCACAGGTGGTGATGGCACTGATCCTGTTGCTGATCCTGATCAGTATGCTGACTGGTGTGTTCCCACTGCATAATGGGTTCATTGTTCGATGACAGGCAACTTCGATGACGTGATCCGCAGTGTGCTTGGTTTGCAGAAGCCTGTGGGTAGTGGCTCGTTGTTCGATCCGTCGTCATCGCAGAATGCTCCTGGCTTGCTTGTGCCTGGGAACATCAACATCCATCAGCGTCCTGTTGTGCGCAATCGTGATGGTAGCATCTCCACTGTGCGCAGTGCATCATTCGAGGATGACGATGGACGCAACGTGTTGATCCCAACTGTGATCGAAGGTCGTGGTGTCGTGCCGATGCAACAAGCAGTTGAGCACTACAGGCAGACAGGTCAACACTTGGGCATGTTCGATAAGCCAGAGAATGCTGATGCGTATGCACAGTCGTTGCATGAGCAACAAGCTGGGGAATATCAATGAGCGGTTCGTATCAGGATGATCCACAGCTTAACATGGATACGCAAGTTGATCCACTTGAGCAGTCGCTTAACCAGTCTGAGGTTGGTCTACCACCACCTGTTGAGGAAGCTGCTGTCTACAAGGCAATGCCTGACAGTCGCATTCCTGTGTCGAGCAAACGCGGTGGCATTTGGCGTTCGCGTCGTGACACTGCGAAGAAGCAGATGGGTGATCTGATTGATGCATGGGATGAGGCCATTCGCTACTACAACCATGATCAAGCTGATCACCGTGATGGCACTGATCTGCGTGCGAGTGGCAACAGGTATGTGGCACGTCGTCTCAACGACTTGCACAGTAGCACTGAGAACATCGTGTTCTCTAACATACAGGCGCAGATACCTGAGTTGTATGCTAAGAACCCAATCGTTGAGGTCAGTGCTCAGCCTACTGAGAATGTAGATGCCACTGTGCAGAATGATGCATTCGCACGTGCCATCAATCGGTTGGTTGATGCACTGTTCAGGATGAAGTATGCGCCAGGCATCAACATCAAGCCCAAGGCTAAGCGCAATGTGCTGATTGCACTGTTGACGAACAGAGCGTGGTTCGAGGTTGGTTACACGACCAAGGACAAGGGCAGTGAGCAGGGCATGACTGATCTCATGAACCTGTCGCAGCAATTGGCTGCTGCTAAGGATGATGAAGAGATCAGGGAGGTTGAAGCTAAGCTGATTGCACTTGAGGAGAAGGTTGAGTTCCTACAACCAAGTGGTCCATACTGTAGGGTCAGGATGCCACATCAAGTGCTGATTGATCCTGATCACTGCGACCCATACTTGAGTGACGCCAATTGGGTCATGATCGAGGACATGCTACCAACGCAGTATATCAATGCGATCTATGGGCAAGAGGATGAGGAGAGTGAAGAGGTCAAGTCGATCTTCGAGCCAACACATGTGCTGAACAGTGGCAGTGATGGCGGTGATGACGATGACTTCACCTTGTTCAGCAAGGGTGAGAA